TGGTACGTGTCGAGGCATCATCTTTTCATCGACCACAGGTCAGCCAAATGCTACCGGAAACGTGACGTTTATCACCGCTATGGGCACTCAGGTCACGATCTATATCAGCTCGAACTGGTTCGGCCTTCAGTACATCCGTATTTCGAGGATCCTGGCTACAGGAACCACGTTCAACGGCGCAATCTTTGTCACTTACTAGGAAATCACTATGGCCATGGTATCGATGGAACAAAGCGCCGAAGAAGCCGATGAAGGCTACGGCGAAGTCGATGATGAGCGTTCAGATAAGCCGAAGTACCCCTATGGCCTTCGGATCACATTAGACGATGGATCTTTAGCCAAGCTGGGTCTGACGCAACCACCCAAAGTGGGCAGCACGATGACCCTGACCGCCAAAGTAACGGTGTGTTCAGCCAGTAGTTATGAGGATCAGGACGGTGAACCTGAAAGTTCTTCAACCCTACAAATCACCGCAATGGAAATCGGAGAGGATCAGGATCGACCTGATGCAGCCTCCATGCTCTACGCATAAATCCTGACGCCTACCTAAGACCTTCATATCACCCCCGTTCTGGGGGTGTACATGACTATCAGCACCCACTTTTACAGTGGCTCCATGAGTGATGACCCCTACGACCTAAGACGCCAGGAAGAGTTCCTGGAAGAGAAAGCCCTCCGCGAAAAGCTCGAGGGACAACTCGCAATCGATGATCTCAAGTGGGTTCTCAGTGATAAGCGGGGCCGACGTTTTGTTCGCCGCTTATTGGATCAGGCAGGTGTGTATCGCTCCTCCTTCAACACGAACGCGATGACCATGAGTTTCAACGAAGGTCAGCGCAATGAGGGGTTGAGGCTGGTAGCACAAATGATGACGCACTGCCGTAAACGGTTCATGGACATGCTCGAGGAGCAAAGTGATGACTGACCAAGTAACGACAATTGAAGCCGGTGAAAACTCCCAAATAGCCGATTCATCAAGCGCAGTAGCCGAACTCCTATATGCCGACAGCATTAAAGCCGCTGAAGGGACACAGGACTCGACTACGCAACAGCAGACAGTGAGAGAAGGTGAAGCCTCTGATCAGGCTCAAGGCAAACCGGACGCCGCTCAGGCAGCGCCCGAGAAGTATGAATTCGTGGCACCAGAAGGGACTCAGTTAGATCCGGGTCTGGTTTCCGCTTATGAGAAGTTTGCCAAAGGTCTGAACTTGCCACAGGAAAAGGCTCAGGAGTTGATCAACGAGATCGTACCCCTGATGGCGAAGCAGCAAAGTGAAGGCGTCAGAAACCTGAACACTTCATGGGTGGAACAGTCGAGCAAAGACCCGGAATTCGGTGGCGAAAAGCTACAGGAAAACCTGGCCGTTGCTAAGAAGGCCATCGATAAATTTGCAACACCTGAATTCATGAACCTGCTGAAAGCGTCCAGCCTAGGGAACAACCCCGAAATGATTCGGATGTTCTACAGGATGGGCAAAGCAATGAGCGAAGATCGAGTGGTTACGGGCCGAGCGACGCAAACGCGTCACGAAACCCTGGCTGATCGACTTTATGCAAAGAATCATTAATCCAGGAGTTTAATCAATGGCTACTAACTCATCCACGTTGCTGACCTTGGCCGATTGGGCCAAGCGACTCGACCCAGAAGGTAAGGTTCCAGTTATCGCTGAACTGCTTTCTCAGTCGAATGAAATTCTAGAAGATGCTGTATTCCAGGAAGGTAACTTGCCTACTGGCCACCGCGTCATTATTCGTACCGGTTTACCAGCGGTTTACTGGCGTTCGATCAACCAAGGTATTCCGACCTCTAAGTCAACCACGGTTCAGGTCGATGAATCAGTCGGTATGCTCGAAGCTTATGCACGAGTCGATAAAGACCTTGCAGAACTCAACGGCAACACCGCTGCGTTCCGTCTGTCTGAAGATTCAGCCTTCCTTGAGTCTATGAACCAGACCCAGGCTTCAACCATGTTCTACGGCAACCCAGCCACAGATCCTCGTCAGTACTTGGGGCTTGCTCCACGGTACGGCGCGATCTCAGGTGCAGGTAACTCACAGAACATCATCGACGCAGGTGGTACGGGTTCTGTGAATACGTCTATCTGGCTGACCGTTTGGGGCGAAAACTCAGTGTTCTGCACGTTCCCTAAAGGTTCAAAAGCCGGTCTGATCCATGACGATCAAGGTGTTCTGACTGTTTATGACAGCAACAACAACCCATTCCAGGCTTATCAGACGCACTACCAGTGGAAAAACGGCCTCGTTGTTAAAGACTGGCGTTATATCGTCCGTATCGCAAACATCGACACGACCAACCTGGTTGCTGAATCTGCAGCGGCTGACTTGATCAAGCTGATGTCTCGCGCACTGGATCGTATTCCTAACTTCGGTATGGGCAAAGCGGCGTTCTACATGAACAGAACCGTGTACTCCATGCTCCGCGTACAGGCTCTCAACAAGAGCTTCAACGCAATTGAAGTGCAGAGTGCATTGAACCAGTTCGGTAAAGCACAGTCTTGGACGAGCTTTGAGGGTGTACCTCTTCGCCGCGTTGACAAGATATTAAATACCGAAGCTAGGGTTGTTTAACGCTTAACCGAATAGGAGTTTTACTATGTATGTAGATAACAACCTGATCGTTTCCGGTGGTGTCTCTTCCACCGGTTCGGTCACATACCAGACTGTAACGGGCGCATCGGCCGTTCTTTCTACCAACACCATCGACCTGTTGCAGAACAGAGAAATCGGTGTAGGCCAGGACATTTATGCACGACCGCTTGTAGGTACGGCATTCACGGGCCTGACCGCACTGACTGTTGAAGTCATTCAGGCTGATGATGCTGCACTTTCAACCAACGTAAAGGTAATCGGTTCATCAGGTGCGATTCCGGTCGCATCGCTGGTGGCTGGCGCTCGTTTCGCGGTTCAGTGCAACCCAAGCATTGGTAGCAAAGGCCAGGAATTCCTGGGACTGCGTTACACGCCTACGGGTACGGGTACGGCAGGTACTTTGTTTGCTGACTTCGGTATTGAAGTACAAGACGCAAACACCGGCACAAAATCCTACCCATCTGGGTTTGTAGTGAAGTAAGGAGGCTAAAACAATGGCTCAGTTCAAAGTTTTAGTTGAAAGCTTCATCAACAACAGCATCGTGCAAGAAGGCGAACTGGTCGAATACGATGGCGAAGCCTCAGAGAATCTGGAACTCGTTCCAGCCCCTGAAGCGCCTAAATCGTCTAAGGCCAGCAGCTAACGGTTAGCTGTTGCTGAGATAGGCAGTCAATATCGGGGGCCATAGCGCCCCCGATTCTATAAGAGGGTACGGTTTTGGCATCAGAAGTTGATATCTGTAATCTTGCTCTGGCTCATCTGGGCGATACAGCCACCGTAGCCAGTATTAATCCCCCCGAGGGATCACCACAGGCAGAACACTGCCAACGATTTTATCCCATGGCCCGTGATGCTCTACTTGAGATGCATTGCTGGGGCTTTGCCATGAAGCGAACCGCTCTGGCTTTATTAAACACCGCACCGACAGAATGGACTTATGCCTACATGGCCCCAGCCGATGTGCTGAATTTCATTGCGGTGATGCCATCCGATGCGACGGATGATTATTCCGTGGGTCTTGTTCCAGGTTCGGGCAGTATGGGCGTCTATGGCGATCTCGTAAGCCTTAACTACAGCGTCGGCGTTCCGGTTGTGTATGAGACCCAGCCTTTCTGCGTCGAGATTGATAGCAACGGCAATCAGGCGGTATACACCAACCAGGAAAATGCAGTGCTTCGGTACTCTGGGTACGTGACGGACACCACAATGTTCTCACCGCTCTACATCATGACCTTGTCCTGGCATCTGGCTTCTATGCTGGCCGGCCCATTGCTTAAAGGTGATGTCGGCGCATCGGAATCTAAGCGATGCATGGCCGTCATGCAGTCCTATTTAGGCCAGGCGGTGGCTTCTGATTCGAACCAAAGAAAGATTGGACTTCGACAAAGCGTTCCCTGGATGAGCGGGAGATAAGGCATGCCTACTGTTCGTACTCTGCAGCATTCATTCGCAGGTGGTGAGGTCTGTCCTGAACTCTTTGGGCGTATTGACGATACCAAATATCAGTCTGGACTCGCCGTTTGCCGTAACTTCATCACGAAACCACAAGGGCCAGCGGTAAACCGTCCTGGATTTGCCTTTGTGCGCGAGGTTAAGAACTCAGCGGTATCAACGAGGCTTATTTCATTCACCTATTCTACCGACCAGACAATGGTCATTGAGATGGGTGCCGGGTATTTCAGGTTCCACACCCAAGGTGCGACGCTCCTCTACACGGCTCCAGCGGCCTGGTCGAGCGCAACGGCCTACAGTGTCGGTGATATGGCCTCGCTATCGGGTACCAACTATTACTGCATCGCTGCAAATACCAATCAAACACCACCTAATGCGACCTATTGGTATGCGATGCCATCGAGCTTGGTCTATGAGATCCCGAATCCCTATGCGGCTGCAGATCTTTTTGACATCCATTATGTGCAGTCTGCTGACGTACTGACATTGGTTCACAGGAACTATCCACCCCAGGAGCTGAGACGCTATGGCAGCACGAACTGGCAGCTTGCACCGATTAGTTTTGCATCAACCATTGCAGCGCCAAGTGCGCCAAACATAACGGTCACTCAGCCCGTCACATCAAGCTCAACGGTCACTATTACAATAGCTGCACCTGGTGTAGTGACTTGGACTGGGCATACTTTAACCGCAGGATCTCCAGTCAAATTTTCGACAACAGGCGCACTACCTACCGGAATCGTTGCTGGAACGGTTTACTATGTGGTCAGTCCCGCGACCAATACTTTCCAGCTAGCCGCTACTGTCAATGGGACAGCGATTACTACAACAGGGACTCAGTCTGGCACACACACTGCAAGCGCACTTACTGCTTTGGTGAACACTCAGACGTTCACCTATGTAGTCACTACAGTCGCATCAGACGGGTTTACGGAATCAGCGGCATCCTCTACTGGATCCGCGACGAGTAACCTCTATCAGACCGGCGTCACAAACACCGTTGCATGGTCGGCTGTCACAGGCGCTTCGATGTACAACGTGTACAAGCTTCAGGCAGGGCTTTATGGGTACATAGGACAGACGGCGAACCTATCGATTGTTGATAACAACATCGCTCCCGATATGTCCAAGACGCCGCCCATCTACGATACGGTGTTCAACAGTGCGGGTAATTATCCTGGGGCTGTGTCTTATTATGAACAGCGACGCGTGTTTGCGGGTACGACCAACAAGCCTCAGAACATCTGGATGACCAAGTCCGGTACTGAATCCACGATGTCCTATTGCTTGCCGGTACGCGATGATGACCGTATTGCCTTT